TGTCTAGGATAGTGCCTGATGGAGTTTATATGGATATAGATGGTTTAGCAGAAGTAGATTTAGGTAATGGTACTAACTACAACCCAGCTGAAGCTTTAAATATGTATTTCCAAACTGGATCTTTAGTAGGTAGATCAATGACTCAAGATGGTGGTATGAATCCAGGTAAAGTTCCAATACAAGAGCTTTCTACTTCAAATGGTATGGGTAAAATACAATCATTGATACAGACTTATGAGTACTATCTAAAAATGATAAGAGACGTGACGGGACTTAATGAAGCTAGAGATGGTACATTGCCAGACAAACAGTCATTAGTTGGTTTACAGAAATTAGCTGCTGCTAATTCAAACGTAGCTACAAGACACGTGTTACAAGCTAGTTTATATCTAACTCTTAGAACTTGTGAAAATATATCATTAAGAGTTGCCGATGCTTTAATGTTCCCAATGACTAAACAGTCTTTAATGTCTAGTATATCTAGGTACAACGTAGGAACACTAGAGGAATTATCTGGATTAAATATACATGACTTTGGTATATTCTTAGAACTAGAGCCAGATGAAGAGCAAAGACAAATACTAGAACAAAATATTCAAATAGCTTTACAAGCTGGACAAATAGGTCTTGAAGATGCTATCGACATTAGAGAAGTTGCTAATTTAAAGTTAGCTAATCAAATGTTAAAGAAGCGTAGAAAAGAAAAAGCAGCTAGAGAACAACAAGCACAGCAAGCTAATATGCAAGCTCAAGCACAGTCTAATGCACAGCTAGCAGAACAAACAGCTATGGCAGAAGCTCAGAAACAACAAATACTAACTGAGCAAAAGATGCAACTTGAAAAAGCTAAATCTGATTTTGAAGTACAAAAGATGGAGAGAGAAGCACAAATCAAACAACAGTTAATGGAACTAGAGTTTAATTACAATATGCAACTTACTCAAGCTCAAGGGCAAACTAAAAAACAAGGAGAAGAATTTAAAGAAGATCGTAAAGACGAACGAACTAAAATACAAGCAACGCAACAATCTGAGTTGATAGATCAAAGAAAAAATGATTTATTACCGAAGAACTTTGAATCCGCAGGTAATGACACTATGGGTGGATTTGGCTTAGAGCAGTTTGGCCCTAAGTAATTTTTTATTAACTATTATATTATATTATGTCAGAAGAAGTAAAAGAGGAAGGTTCTTTTAAAATAAAAAAGAAACCAGGTAGACCTAAAAAACTTACCAAAAAAGGAGAAACTATAAAAGTAGATTTATCTAAAAAAGACCCTGTAGAAGAGGAAGTAACAAAAGTTGTTATTGACGAAACTAAGGAAGAGGATATAAAAGAAGTTGTTGAAGAAAAAACTGAAGAAGCTACTGAAGAAAAAGTAACACCAATACAAGAGGTTACTGAAGAAGAAAAAGTAGAAGAAAAGAAAGAGCCAGTTATGGAAACTGCTCCAGAGCCAGCTAAGCCAGAAATTAACTTACCAGAAAATGTAGAAAAGTTAGTTAAGTTTATGCAGGAAACAGGTGGCACAGTTGAAGACTACGTTAGATTAAATGCTGATTACAGCAATATAAACGATGACGCTTTAATTAAGGAATACTACAAACAGACTAAACCACACTTAGATATGGAAGAGGTTAACTTCTTATTAGAAGATAACTTTTCATTTGACGAAGAAGTGGATGAAGAGCGAGATATAAAGAAAAAGAAACTTGCCTTCAAAGAAGAAATTGCTAAAGCCCGTAAATTTTTAGAGGACACTAAGAGTAAATACTACGACGAAATCAAGTTGAGACCCGGCGTAACTCAAGACCAACAAAAAGCAATGGACTTTTTCAATAGATACAACGAAGAACAGAAAATGGTTCAAAATCAACACGAGAGGTTCCAAAGTAACACTAAAAACTTCTTTAACCAAGAATTCAAAGGTTTTGACTTCAATATTGGTGAAAAGAAATTTAGATATGGACTTTCGGATACTGACAGTGTTGCTAACACCCAATCTGATCTAACTAATTTTGTTGGGAAGTTCCTAAATGAAAAAGGTGAAGTAAAAGATTATGCTGGTTACCACAAAGCCATTTATGCTGCTGAAAACGCTGATACAATAGCTAATCATTTCTATGAGCAAGGCAAAGCCGATGCTGTAAAAGATGTTATGGCTAAATCCAAAAATGTAAGTAACGAACCTAGAGTAACATCTACAGGTGACGTATTTATTAATGGAATGAAAGTAAAAGCAATTAGTGGTGTAGATAGTTCAAAGTTAAAATTAAGAATAAATAAAAACAAATAACTTAAAATTAATACAAAATGACATTAATTAGTAACTCACCGGGTTTAACTCCTGCTCCAATTAAAGGGCAAGCATTAAACTCTAACTACTTAAGCTTCACTGACGCTACAGGTGGTGGATCTTTTGCAGAACAATATCTACCTGAGCTTTACGAAGCAGAAGTAGAAAGATACGGAAACCGAACAATTGGTGGTTTCTTGAGAATGGTAGGAGCTGAAATGCCTATGACTTCTGATCAAGTAGTTTGGTCTGAACAAAATAGACTTCACGTCTCTTACAAAACAGCAACTACAGGCACTGGAGCTGGTAATTTAGCTAAACTTAACATCACAACTGGTGTTGGTCTAGAATGTGCTATTAAAATCAATCAAACTGTTGTTGTACAAGGTGCTGAAGGCGAGATGACTGCTTTAGTAACAGGTGTTGGCGCTGTAAGTGGTGCTGGTGTTTGCATTATCGACACTAAGCCTTATACAAATGCTGACTTCTCCACAGGAGCTGCTGGTTTATTTTTAGCTGCTGGATCTCCAGTAACCGTGTTTGTTTATGGTTCTGAATATGCTAAAGGATCTGCTTCTGCTGATGGAACATTAACGCCTGCTTTCACTCAATATAATAATAAGCCTATTATATTAAGAGATGAGTTTGAAGTTAATGGTTCTGATGCTGCTCAAATTGGTTGGGTTGAAGTCGCTACTGAAGATGGTGCTTCTGGATACTTATGGTATTTAAAAGCTGAGTCTGAAACTAGACTAAGATTCGAAGACTACATGGAAATGTCAATGGTTGAAGCTGAAAAGAAAGCTGGCACATCTACTGTTGCTGTTGATGGTTCTGAAGGATTATTTGCTGCTATCAAAGATAGAGGTCAAATAATGGATGCTTTTGGAGCTCCAGTTGAAGGATCAGGTGCTTTAGTTGATTTTGATTTAATACTAAAACAATTAGATAAAGAAGGATCAATTGAAGAAAACATGCTTTTCTTAAATAGAGAAATGGCTCTAGACATTGATGACATGTTAGGTGCAGTTAACTCTGGATTTGCAAGTGGCACCGCTAATCTAGGCGCTTCTTTTGGTTTGTTTAATAACGAATCAGAAATGGCTCTTAACTTAGGATTTTCAGGATTTAGAAGAGGTTCTTATGACTTTTACAAGTCTGATTGGAAATATCTAAATGATGCTTCTACAAGAGGTGTTTTAGGTATGACTACTCTTGTTCCTGGAAGTACTGTTGAAGGTGTTTTAGTTCCTGCTGGAACTTCAACTGTTTATGATCAAATATTAGGTCAAAATATCAGACGTCCTTTCTTACACGTAAGGTACAGAGCTTCTGAAACTGAAGATAGAAGAATGAAGTCTTGGATCACTGGTTCTGTCGGTGGCGCTTATACTTCAAGTCTTGATGCTATGAAAGTAAATTTCTTGTCAGAAAGATGTCTTTGTGTTCAAGGTGCAAATAACTTCGTGTTGTTTCAATCTTAAACAAAACAATTATAAGGTGGTCGAAAGGCCACCTTTATTTTAATTATTATATTATATTATATTATGGAAACAAAAACAAAAGAAAAAAAGTGGGAGATAAAAGATAGGCATTATCTTTTAAAAGGTGTAAAACCTTTAAATTTTATATTAAGATCTAGATCAAATAGAAGACAACCTTTATTGTATTTTGATGAAGAAAAAGGTCATAATAGAGAGCTTAGATATGCTACTAATCAAAAATCCCCGTTTGTTGATGAACAAGATGGTCAAGCTATGCTTGGACATATTGTATTTAGTGATGGCGTACTTCACGTGCCTAAAAATCAACAATCATTACAAAAATTATTATCTTTATACCACCCTTTTAAAGATAAAAAGTATTATGAATTTGACTCAGTAGTTGAAGCTGTCGATGAATTAGATGATTTAAACTTACAAATAGAAGCTTTAAATTTAGCTAAGGACATGGACATAGATAAGGCAGAAGCTATAATGAGAGTTGAATTAGGCTCTGATGTAACTAAAATGAGTACTAAAGAACTTAAAAGAGATTTACTACTATTCGCTCAAGATAATCCAGAATTATTCATAGAGCTTTCTAATGACGAAAATGTTGAACTTAGAAACTTTGGAATAAGAGCTGTTGAAGATAGCATTGTAAAATTAGCTAGTGATCAAAGAACATTTAATTGGGCTAGTAATGGTAGAAAATTAATGACAGTTCCTTTTGATGAAAACCCATATTCAGCATTAGCTGCTTGGTTTAAAACAGATGAAGGTCTTGAAGTTTATAAATCTATCGAGAAAAAGTTCAAATAACAAGTGACTATAATTATGAGGGGTTACATAAGTAACCTCTCTTTTTAAAATATTAAAAATGGCAAT